ATGTTGGTGACTCTGCAGAACTTCTACACAGAACTAGATACTCAGATGCGAGATCATGAATCTGAAGTTATTGAACCCTACCCGTTCATTTCTATCATGATGTAGAAGTCTTGTAATGCACTAAATACCGTATGGCACAGAATTCAATCTCCGGCGAACTTAACGATCTGCTGATCACACACGACTTTGATGTGGATGCACTCAGCACCAAGACTGGCCGACCCGCTGTGAACGAGCGTGGCGTTCCGGATTCAACTGAAGCAGACATGTTTAGTTTTGACTGGGTAGGACCCACAGGCAAGAACTATGGCACCATGGTCATACTGCTGGATCAAAACGGCGGCATGACAGTGTATTTTGGAGACAACCTGGGTCGAACCATGGAGCCAGAAGATAAAAAAGCCTGGTACGGAGATTCAGAAACAGACAGTCCGGGTTTCCTGGAACAGCTTAAAAACTTTGCCATCCGCACCAGCAAGATCCGCGGCGGGTTTGGTTTAGAAAACTTGAGCAAACTCAAGTATGCCATCGCAGGGCAAGCAGCACTCACTGAAAGTTTCTACGGCACACGGAAGGTGAGTTACTCAGGTGAACCCACTCAAGCCAGACTCATGATCAAGCATACTCGCCCTATCGCCGAGGGTGACAAGCGTTATCGCTATGTGGAGAGTTTGTTTATTGAGACTGCGGAAGGTGAGCGTTTCCGACTGCCATTCCGCAAGTTGGCCGGTGGTCGTGCCATGCTGGAACATGTGCGTCATGGTGGTAATCCTTACGACCTGCGCGGTCAGCACATCTCAGAAACAGTGAATCAACTGAATGTGTTGAGTCAGTTTCGTAGAGCGCACCAAGGTCGTGTGTTTGAAGGAGTTGCCGGTGAATTGGTCACAGAAACTGATCAGTATTATCAACGACTCAATCACAACCTAAAACACATGGCCACCGGCCGTGGATACGATCGTTATTTTGAATCATGGAAGCCAGCTGATATTTCAGAAGGTGACATCATGGTAGAAGACTTGCGTGGCATGTTTGTGGAAACACGCATCGACCCGCGTATAGAATCAGCTTTGCCCATGTTGGCAAAGATACAACAGGAAGCAAAAGCTATGAAAGAAGCAGATATATTTGAATCATGGGCTGCCAGATTGGTAGAAGGAACCTGGGCCATGCCTGACACTCCGGAAAAGATGACCGAACTCAAGACCTGGTTCAGCCAACCACGACCCTTGGGCCCTGACGCCGAGAATGTCACAGATGTGTTATATCCCTTGCTGGGCGATGATGCATTGTATGATCAACTTGCAGCCATGGCCGACGAAGACCCAGATGCAGATTCTGTGCCCCTTGTCAAGGCCTGGGTCACTCGCAACAAAGATCAGAGCCCCGAACTGAGTGAACTGGCAGCAAGTTTTGAAACTACAGCACCCACTGCTCCTGCTGCCCCCGCAGAACCTGCTGCCCCAGCGGCTCCTACACCGGTACAACCACCCGTGGCAGAAGGTGACAATCTTGAGACCTTTGAAGACATCATCCGCTTGTCTGGCGCACCCATCAACGAAAATGTGCTGAATGATTCCGGATCCACACTAGATTACATCATAAAAACATATCAACGTGACGTCAAAGACTTTGTGCAAAACGGTGACATGAGTGAGCACCTGTTTGATGCATTGTATGATTACTATCTTGATGACATGCCGTACGGTGTTAAAAAAGCTCGCAGCGGTGATCCTTACGAATGGATTGGCGACCGATTCTCTAATGATCTACAGGGCTTTGACATGGTTGACGAAGCAGATTACGGTCTAGGCTACCAGGACAATCAACTGCCATTTGTTGACCCAAGAGCCAGCTATGTGATGCCAGCCAATGCTGCCGAGAGAGAGCAAGATGTTAAAGACTTTGGACACCTGACAAAAAATCAAAATCTAGGCAATCCTGCCAGTCCCATAAACAAAAATGTAACACCCAGCACCAAAACAGTTCCGTTTGGTCAAAACAACAGAACCACAACCAGTTATGTGATGCCAGCCAACGCCGAAGAGCGGGCAGCCGACTTGAAAGACTATGGCCCACTCACAAACAAATTCAATCTAGGCAGTAATCCGGCACCGGCCATGGAAGACAAAATCTTTGATGCAGAACTGGCAAGAATAAAATCACTGAGTTCGCTCAAATGACATAAATACTCTTGACACCAAGACAAGAAGCGCATATACTGCAAGGGTGTTTGCGCTTTTTCATTTGTGGCACAGGCAACACAATCTAAATCATTAGATAGGCATTTTACATAGGCAACTTTATAGGAGAAAAAACTATGGCAACTTTAGCAGAAATCAGAGCACGACTACAGGCAGCAGAGACAAAAGGCAAATCCGGTGGCAGCGGTGGAGACAATCCCATCTACCCACACTGGAACATGGAAGAAGGCCAATCCGCAACTGTCCGATTCTTACCGGACGCAAACTCCAAAAACACATTCTTCTGGGTGGAACGGGCCATGATCCGACTGCCATTCAACGGCGTTAAAGGAGAAATGGATTCCAAACAGGTCATGGTGCAAGTACCATGCATGCACATGTGGAACGAAACTTGTCCAATCCTGTCCGAGGTCAGTCCTTGGTTCAAGGATCCCAGTCTTGAAGACATGGGTCGCAAATACTGGAAGAAACGCAGTTATGTGTTCCAGGGCTTTGTGCGTGAGAATCCCATCGCTGATGACAAGACACCGTCTAATCCAATCCGTCGTTTCATCATCGGACCACAGATCTTCACCTTGATCAAGAGTGCGTTGATGGACCCAGAATTGGAAAACCTGCCCACAGACACCATGAGTGGCTTGGACTTCCGTATCACCAAGACACAGAAGGGCGGCTACGCTGACTACAACACTTCAAAATGGGCTAGAAAAGAATCTGCACTCACTGAAGAAGAACAAGCAGCTATCGAAACACATGGCCTGTTTGACTTGAGCACATTCTTGCCCAAGAAGCCCACTGATGTAGAACTTCGTGTGATGAAAGAAATGTTTGAAGCATCAGTTGATGGCAAGGCATTTGACATGGAGCGTTGGGGACAATACTTCCGTCCTGCTGGTATGCAAGCACCTGCTGGTGCTGCCGCAGCAGATGTGGATGAAGATGTTCCGGTGGTCAAAGCAGCACCTGCTGTGAAGGCACCGGTGGATGCGTTTGACGATGAGGACACTCCTGTGGCAACAGCACCAGTGGCCAAGCCAGCAGAAGGCAACAAGAAAGCCGAGGACATCTTGGCCATGATCCGTAGCCGTCAAAACAAGTCTTAATTGAACATTGCAAGCACCGAAAGGTGCTTGCGTTTATCTATTATGAAATTTTCTTTGGTATTTGAAAATACTGGTGACAGTATACCTTTTGAGGTAGTGTATAATCATGAGTTGTTTGAGTTTTTTGTAGAGAAATCAATAATTGAAAATCAAAATCAATTTTCAGACAATCAACTGGTTGCACAACGAGTCAGCAAGGGGTTGACAGATCTTCACTGGGCACTATCAAATACCAATGAGGTTCTCTATGATCTTGTGGGGATCAGCTTTCCACAATCAAACAATCTAGAAACATACCTGGATCAAAGTCTGCTTAATCGTATTCATGCTGAATGGGTATTTTCACAAAATCACAAAGTGCAAGTGCATCAGTTGCGATTTAGTCAGAACTCAACTGCTGCTAGATTAGGACAGCAACTGCATGATCAGTTTCCAGATGAAATATTGGAAGCAAGATTAGCAGTGGCCATGCAACATCTTGGAAGGATTTTTCCATACGAAGATGTAAATACGGCTGTTCATAGATTGGAATCAATTTTTACCAGCAACATCGAGTTCAGCGCCGCCAGCAAGTGGCAAGTGTTTGATAATCCATTTCGAAAAACATCTATGGTGTCCAATCCGGATCGTATGAATTTTTCGTTTGGATACACCTATGTGGGCCGACAACTTTATAACAAGTTTGAATATTTTGATATGAATCTTGATTGTGAAGATCATTACAACTATGAGGCTTTGGAATACTCGTTTAATCTAAATCTACAACAGCCCGAGACCGTGGCGTTTAGCCCGGAATTCTTAGCATGGTGTGATCGGCATGATCGCCGACCCATGGCCAATCAGATTCCTGTTGCCAACATGATTGATCTAGATAAACACTTGACACAGTATCGTAAAATACTTTATAATAACTCACAGGCAACCAACTCTGCCAGCATCATTTTACATTGAAAGAAACTATCATGGGAAAACCATTTGACGTAAGCAAGTTCCGTAAAGAAATCACCAAGTCAATCGAAGGATTGAGCATTGGTTTTAACGATCCCACAGACTGGATCTCCACAGGCAACTATGCCTTGAACTATCTGATCTCGGGCGACTTCAACCGAGGCATTCCACTGGGCAAGGTCACTGTGTTTGCAGGTGAATCCGGTGCAGGCAAAAGTTACATCTGCTCAGGCAACATCATCAAGAACGCACAGGCACAGGGCATCTATGTGGTGTTGATCGACAGTGAAAACGCACTGGACGAAGACTGGCTCAAAGCCCTGGGTGTGGATACCGGTCAAGACAAGCTGCTTAAACTCAGCATGGCTATGATTGACGATGTGGCCAAAACTATCTCCACGTTCATGAGCGACTACAAGGCCTTGCCCGACGGCGAACGTCCCAAGGTCATGTTCGTGATCGACAGCCTGGGAATGTTGCTTACTCCTACTGATGTGAATCAGTTTGATGCAGGCGAGATGAAAGGTGACCTGGGTCGTAAACCCAAAGCACTCACCAGTCTTGTGCGTAACTGTGTGAACATGTTTGGTTCATACAATGTAGGATTAGTGTGTACCAATCACACATACGCCAGCCAGGACATGTTTGATCCAGATGACAAAATCTCCGGTGGTCAAGGCTTTATCTACGCCAGTTCGATCGTTGTGGCCATGAAAAAACTCAAACTCAAAGAGGACGAGGATGGCAACAAGATCTCGGATGTGATGGGTATCCGGGCTGCTTGCAAGG